CCTTTTCGGGCGTCCTGATTTCATTTTCTAGGCGGGAACCCGCCCTAACCCCCGCCGAGCAGATCGGCTCTCCCACCTAAACACAGGAGCACACTATGTCTGATCCGATCTTCGGCATTAGCATCAGCCGGCAGACCAACGAGCCGCGTCCGGCAGTCGTCGCTGACATGAGCGTCGTCGGCCTCGTCGGCACCGCGCCGAACGCTGACCCGCTTGTCTACCCGCTCAACCAGCCGGTGCTCATCTTTTCGGATGACGCCGAGAAGCTGACCGCGCTCGGCGCTGCCGGCACGCTGCCCTACTCGGTTCAGGGCGTGAATGATCAGCTCGGCGAGTTTCAGGTGGCGGCCAAGATCGTCATCGTCCGCGTTGCTGACGACGCGTTCCGCAACGTGGTCATCACGAACATCGTCGGCAGCTCGGCGAGCAAGACGGGCATCTGGGCTCTCCCCGAGGCCGGCCCGATCCTCGGCGTGATCCCGCGCCTGATCGCCTGCCCGGACTACACGCAGGATCAGGCCACGGGCGTCGCGACCATTGCGGTCACGAACCCCGGCACGGGCTACACCTCAGCCCCGACCGTTGCCTTCGCTGGCGGCGGCGGCTCCGGCGCTGCCGGCACCGCTGTCATGACCAACGGCGTCGGCTCGATTGCCGTGACGACCGCCGGCACCGGCTACACGGTGGCCCCTACCGTTACCCTGTCGGCCCCGCAGACCGCCGGCGGCATTCAGGCCACCGCGACCGCGACTGTCTCGGCTGGCGCGATTACCGCCTTCACCGTGACCAATCCCGGCACGGGCTACACCTCCGCGCCCACGGTCACGATCACTGGCGCGGGCACGGGCGGCGTCGGCACCGCAACGCTCACCCAGCGCCTCGGCAGCGTCACCATCACCAATGGCGGCACCGCCTACACCTCTGCTCCGACCATCTCGTTCACGGGTGGCACGGGCACCGGCGCTGCCGCAACAGCAACCGTTGACGCGCTGGCCAATCCCATCGTGGCGGCGCTTCCTCCGGTCCTGTCGCAGCTCCTCGGCGTTGCGGTCTGCACCGGCCCAGCGACTACGCTGGCGGGCTTCACCAACTGGCGCGAGACCATCAACAGCGACCGCATCATCCCGGTCGAGACAGACGTGCTTGTCGGGCCGAGCGCGACGCTGCGTGACAGCGCGCCCTTCATCCTCGGGATCGCGGTTCGCCGTGACCATGAGAAGCAGGGCCGTCCGTTCCACTCGTGGGCGAACCAGCCGATCTACGGCATCGTCGGCCCGAACCGGAACATCAGGTTCTCACTGACTGACGGCGCGACCGAGGGGCAGCAAATCCTCGCGCTGAATGGCGGGGTGATCCTGCGCGGCGAGGCCGGCGTAGAGACCGCCATCGCATCCGGCGGCTTCATCTTTGTCGGCACCGACAACGCGGGCACTGATCCGCTCTGGCAGTTCTACAATGTGGTCCGGGGCCGCGACTACATCCACCTGACCTTCCTCAAGACGCTGCGCAGCTATCTCGGGACCAGCAACCTCACGGTCGCTGCAATCGACGCGGTGCGGAACACGATGACCTTCGCCCTCCGCGACATCAAGGCTGACGGCGACATCCTCGGCTACAAGGTGGACTTCACCCGCGATCAGAACAGCCCCGAGCAGCTTCGCCTCGGCAAGTTCACCATCGACTTCGCGGCGGAGGAAGCCCCGGTGCTGCGCTACCTTGGTATCCGCTCCTCGCGCTACCGCCCGGCGCTCGATGCGCTCCTCGATGACCTGCTCGCGCAGGTCGATGTCGCCGCCTGATCGCGGCGGCTCAACCTCAACCCGTCATCCATAGGAGCACAGTTCCATGTCCACCATCTTCGTCGTCAGCGGCGCTAACCTGTTCGTCGGGACTAATCCCGACGCGAGCAAGTTCCTGACCCTGACCGAGCTTAAGCTGCCCGCCCTGCAGGCGCAGTATCAGGACCACATGGCCGGCGGTGCGCCGGTCGGCATCGAGATCGAGACCGGCATCAACAAGCTCGAACCCACGTTCAAGCTCACCGGTGTCGATCCGGCCACGCTGTCGCAGTTCGGCCTCGGCTCGCGCAACCGGCAGGTCTACACCGCTCGTCACGTCGTGACCGACAAGGGCACGGGCCGGAAGATCGAGCTCAAGGCCGTGATCGAGGGCCGGCTCGGCAAGGTCGAGACGGACGCCTACAAGAAGGGCGACCTGCTGGCCACCGACTACGCCATCAATGAGGTCTGGCACTACGAGGTCTGGTTCGACCGCAAGGAGCTGGTCTATTGGGACTTCCGCGAGAACGAGTGGCGCATCAACGGCGTCAGCGAGAACGCTGAGGAAAACCAAATCCTCGGGATCGTCTGAGGTCTGACAGATGAAAATCGCCCTGAAATACCCCGTGCCGCATGACGGCGGCACGGTGAAGGAGATCGTGCTTCGCCGTCCCCGCGCGAAGGACCTGATCCGCATGACCAAGGCCACGCGATCCGGCACCGAGCTTGACGGCATCGTGGCCTACGTCGCCAGCCAAGCCGACCTGCCGGATGACGTGATCGAGGAGCTTGACGCCGAGGACTTCAAGGCGGTCAGCGAGGCCGCCGAGCGTTTTTTGGGCGACATGGAGGCGGGGCAGGATCAGTCGCAGAAGTCGTAGCGGACTGCGCTCACGTCCTGCACACCCCCCTCCCGGCGCTCCTCGATATGGAATGGCCCGACCTGCTCGAGTGGCATGAGCAGGCCCGGCGGATTGTGGACGCGAAAGGCTTCTGACCCCCATGACGACCAAGACCTCCAATCTGATCGTCAGGCTAACCGATGGCGTGACGGGGCCGGCGGCGCGTGCCGCTGCCGGCTTGCAGCGCCTCCTCGGGATGGCCGGGCGCTCGGCTGGAGCCGGGGCCTTCGGCGGCATGGCTCGCGGCGCGCAGCAGACCGAGCGCTCTGTCGCCTCGCTGACGACCCGTCTGTTCGCCTTGGCGGCGGCGGGCTACGCCGTCCGCGCCGCGCTTGGCGCGATCACCGGGCCAACCGGCAACTTTGAGACGACGCTCGTTGACATCGCCCAGAAGGCGGAGTTGAGCGGCGTTCAGATGGAGGCCCTTGGCGGGCGCATCCGCCTGCTTGCCCGCGAGGTCGGGCGCGGCGCGAATGAGACGGCTAAGGGCATGGACGTGCTGCTTGCGCAGGGCCTTAAGCTCCCGCAGGCGGTCTCTATCATGCCTGCGATCATGCGGACTGCTACCGCCTACCGCGCCGAGGTCGATGAGGTCGCCAAGGCCGGCATGTCGGTGATGACCAGCCTTAAGGTCGAGGCGGTCAGCATGCAGCGGGCTTTCGATGCCATGGCTCAGGCCGGCAACGAGGGCGCGTTCGAGCTTAAGGACATGGCTCGCTACTTCCCCTCGCTGGCCGCTATCGGGCAGACGCGCGGCATGACCGGGATCGCGGGCGTCGCGCAACTCAGCTCCGCCTTGCAGGTGATCCGCATGAACGCGGGGACATCCGAGGAGGCTGCAACGCGCCTCAGCGACGTGCTGATCAAGATGACCAGCGACGAGACCATCAAGAAGTTTAAGAAGCTCGGCGTTGACATTGAGGGGATGCTTAAGAAGGGCAAGGCCGAGGCCGAAAAGGCGGGCAAGCCGTTCGACTTTATCCAGACCTCCGTTGAAGCGATCATGAAGGCGACGAAGGGCAACCCCGACGCCATCAAGAAAATCTTTGCGGACAAGGAAGCGCTGCAGGGCGCGGGCGCGCTGGTTCAGCACTTTGCCGATTTCCTCCGCATCTCGCAGGCGTCTCGCAATGCGTCCGGCGTCGTCAACCGGGACTTCGGGACGCGCATGAAAAGCTATGAGGCCACCGTCGCCAGTTTTAACGGCGCGGTGGAGGAATTGCGGATCGCGCTCGGAAGCCGCTTCATGCCAACGCTGACCGAGTTTATTCGGTCGCTGACAGGCTTGCTCGATAGCCTCGACAAGCGCGTGACCATCATCGACAAGGTGCGCGCTGCAATCGAGGGCCTAATGTCCGGCCTTGGCTTTGACGGCTCGTCCCTGATGAGCGGGCTTAAGGCCCTGCGGGACTTCATGTTCGGCGACGCGGCAACCCTTGAGGCCGATGCCCTCGCGCTGCACAAGACCTTCATGAGCTTTCGGGATGCTGGTGAAACCGTTGCCGCATTCGCTCGATCCATTGGCGAATTAGTCGCCTCGCTTGGCGCGCTGATCGGGCTCGATGGCGCGACCTCGCTGGCATGGCTCGGGACGCTCGCCGGCTATGGCGCGACCTTCGCCGCCGCTGCTGTCGGCATTAAGGTGTTCGCTGGCGCGCTGATGTTCCTCGGGCGGGCGCTGATGTTCGTCACCGGCGCATCGCTTGCAATGAAGGTGCTGGGCGGGCTTGCGGGCCTCGCTGGCGGCGTCGCGTCTGGCGCGGCTGTAGGCAAGGGGGCGGCTGTTGCCGGCGCTGCTGGTGGCGCTGCGGCGGCTGGAGGCGGGCTTGCTCGCTTCATAGGCATGGCCCGCTCGCTCGGGACAATCGGCGCGGCTGTTGCCGCGCTGACGCTCGCCAAGTCGGTAATCGACAAGGTGAACGAGATCAGGGACAGCAGCACCAAGGGCGGCATCAACTCCGCCCCTCAGAGCAAGAGCGAGGGCGAGGCCAAGCTGGCGGATCAGCGGGCCGAGCTTGCCGAGATCGAGACGCGGCTGGCCACGATGCGCGCCAAGTCGCGGGATCAGGGCCAGTTCGACATCATCAATCAGACCGCGATCCAGCGGGCGCAGGAGCTGCGCAATTCAATCGAGAACCTTGAGGCCGACCTTAAGCGGCTGGACCAGACGACCGTTGCCCCCAAGGCGGACGGCTCCTCGCTCCAGCGCCTCCTCGATCTGGCCCAGCGGGCAAAGGCGGCGATCACCAGCCTCGGTCAGGGCGGCGGCGGATCGGCACCGGCGGCGATCTACTCCCCGACATCGGCGCGGGGACCGCAGGCCGGCGGCAGGGGCACGCAGCAGGCTAACGTGACGGTCAACCCGACCTTCAACATCAGCGGCGTCGCCAATGCTAAGGAGGTCGCTGAAATGGCAGTGGCCCGCGTGAGAGACAGCGTGCAATCGGCGCTCCGCGATAGCCATCGCGACGTTGGGTTCGGATACGGGTGAGGGCGCGATGCTGTTCATGATCGGAGCCGTAGCCGTTGAGGTCTGGCCCTTTAACTTTCACGAGGGGTCGAGCAGCAACGAGGCGACCTTCGCCGAGAAGGCCGTCCTCGGGCGCAGGCCGATCCTCGAGGCCGTAGGCGATGGCGCGAGCACGCTTAAGTTCTCGGGCCGGCTGTTCCCGCAGAAGCTGGGCGGCATGGCGGAGCTGGACCAGATGCAGGCCCAGCGCGCCGCTCAATACGCCGTCCCCGTCATGCGCGGGGATGGCACGCCGCTCGGCTGGTTCGTCATCACGCAGGTTGAGGTCAAGTCATCGCGGTTCGCGGCTGACGGCGTGGGCCGAGTGATCGAGGTTGAGATCACTATGAAGCAATCCGATCCGCCGGGCGCTGTCGGCATCGGCGCGATCCTGAGCAGCCTGTTTAATTGAGGCACACCCGATGATCCCCGCCGAGCGCGTCACCATCACCCAGCAGGGGATCACGCTCTCGGGCGTGGTCTGGCGGCGCTTCGCCTCGCCACGCCCCGGCCTTGTCGAGCGCATCCTCGCGCTCAATCCGGGGCTGGCCGATAGCGGGGTTCATCTGCCTGTCGGCACGTCGTTCCTGATGCCGGTCGATCCGGCCAGCGTGAAGCCGCCGGCTGCCGCCGTCATCTCGCTCTGGGATTGAGCGATGGCGCGGCGAGCGATCTACATCGTCAAGATCGAGGGGCTGGACATTAGCTCGGTGCTCGCGCCGATCCTCAACACGCTCACGATCAGCGACAAGGCAGGATCGAGCAGCGACACCGCGAACCTTGAGATCGACGACACCGATGGCCGGGTCATCATGCCCCGCACCGGCGTCGAGATGCAGGTGCTGATCGGCTGGGAGGGCGAGGGGCCGGTCGAGGTATTCAAGGGCAAGGTGGATGAGGTCAAATCCACCGGGAGCCGTGGCGGCGGTCGCGTCCTGCGCATTAGCGCGAAGGGCGTGGACACCAAGGGCAAGGCTAAGGAGCCGCAGTCCCGGCACATGGACAACATGACGCTCGAGGCCGCGCTCAAGAAGGCGGGCGAGAGCGCCGGCGTCACGAGCATCAAGGTCGATGCCGAGCTGGGCAAAATCCAGCGCGACTACTGGTCGATGGACGCAGAGAGCTTCCTGCACTTTGGCGACCGGCTAGCCCGCGAGGTCGGCGGCACATTCAAGGTGCGCGGCAACGAGGCGGTGCTCTCTAAGCGATCCGGCGGCAAGAGCGCCAGCGGCAAGGAGATGCCTACGATCACCGCGACGTGGGGCGACAACCTGCTCGATTGGGACATCGCCCCGGTGCTGGGCCGCCCGCAATTCAAGGAGGTCCGGGGCCGCTACTTCGACCGCAAGGAGGCGAAGTGGAAAGAGATTGAGGTTCAGGTCCAGAACACGGACGCCACCGCGACGCTGACCCGGCGCGCTGTCTCCGCTGATGCCGATGAGGCGAAGGCCGGGGCCGGCAACGACAAGCAGGACAGCGAGGACAAGAAGGGCGGCGGCAGCGTCAGCATTGACGGATCGACGCAGGCCCGGCCCGAGGGCAAGTGCATCCTCGCGGGTGCTCGCCCCGGCATCGACGGGGAGTATCGGATCGAGAGCGTCGATCACTCGCTCAATCGGGGCGGCGGCTGGATCACCAAGCTGGACCTTAAGACGCCCGCGAAGGACGTGGGGACGGACGGCAGGAAGAAGCCCGCCAGCGCGCCAACGGCAGCGAGCCCGGCGGCGGCTCAGCCAGCGCCGGCGGCACCAGCCGGGCCGGGCAATCCAGCGGCCCCCGCATTCGCTACGCCGACGCAGCGCTCCTGATCGCCTTTAGGCGCTCGCTGGCGGCCATCTCTGATTTTCGGCTAGGGCGATAGCGCCCCTGCCCCAGCCTGCCAGCCAGCGCCGGCCCTATGGCCAGCGCGGGCCGGGCTAATCCTCAATGATAGGGGCGGTCATGCCGACGACGAAGGACATCAGCATTTGGCGCGGGAACACCGAGACGCTGCCGCTCGCGGTCAAGGTTCGCTCCGGCGCAACGCTCGTGCCGGTCAACCTCACCGGGTCCACCCTGCGGTTCCGGGCGGAGTGGGCCGGCGGCAGCATCGCCAAGGACATCACGATCACCGATGCCGCATTGGGGCTCGCAGAGCTGGTGCTCAGCACGGCTGAGACCCGAGGCGTCCCGCAGGGATCGACCGCGCGTTTCGAGATCGAGCGCTGGGTCGGCCTCGATCAGAAAACCATCCTCTATGGCCGTCTCGTAGCGAGCGGCGGCCTGAACCCCGACACCTAACAGGAGCCTAGGACAATGCCAGTCACCTACACCAACGCAGTCAAGGTCGCCCGCATGGCGGCAGTCGTCACGCAGGCCGGCACGACCGCCGTCCTTGAGATCGGCACCTCCGCCATGGGCACGGTGCTCGCCACAATCGCGCTCGGCAACCCGATTGCCCCCGCCGCGACCGGCGCGGGCGTCCTGACGCTCGCCGGCTTCCCCCGGTCAGATGTCGCCGCTGATGCGACCGGCACGGCTGCTGCCGCGCGGATCAGGACGGCCACCGGCGGCACCGACATCATCACCGGCCTGACGGTCGGCACGTCGGCCTCTGACATCATTCTGGACAGCGTGAGCATCACGAGCGGCCAGACGGTCACGCTCAACTCTGCCGTCATCACGCACGCCGCCTAAGAGGCCCCACGATGGCTGTCTCCCTCAAGCACGGCTTCACCAGCGCCAAGGCCGATGATCCGGCTGCGGCAGCGGCTGGTCGCGTCCTGCCAAGCCAGTGGAATGCGGAGCACGCGCTGACCGCTGATGCCAACAGCGTCCTCGCCCGTGCGGCGGGGACTGGCGGGGCTGTGTCTGATGTCCCTCTAGCTGCCAGCCAGCTTGTCGGGCGTGGCGCGACGGGAGACGTGGCTGCCATTACGCTCGGAACCGGGTTGAGCATGTCGGGTGCGACGC